AAAAGCAATGTGATTGTACTTAAAACTATTATAAGTGTCTTAAATCGCATAAAAACAAGCTTTAAAATCATTTAATCTATTCAACCACCCTTTAAGAAATACTGAATTTTTACCTTTGGCTATTGCTCTAAAGAATCTTTCACGCTCCACAAACATAACGGCTAGTAATTCTCTTGCATTAAGTGAGTTTATTGCGGTAATTGTTTGCGGTCCTATTGCACCATCAATAGTAACTTTTACCCCGCACTGGTTAACGCACTTTTGAACGGTCTTAATTGCTTGACTTGTACCTGAACCCCAAGCTATTTCAGTTAAGAATATTGCTAAAGTAACATCATTGATACTATCGGCTTTTACGCCATCCCAATACGATCCCTTGAATACCTTAAACCAATCCTCGCTATTCATTGTTAGAAATCTGCTATCGTTATCGTGTCCAAATGTATGAACCCAAGCTTGATAAGTTATACCTGCGTTGGTATGGTAACCGCTTTTGCCGTTAAATGGTGTAGGGCAAGGGTACGAGCTCGCACTATCAGAAGTATGTCTACTCAGTCCACCTTCCCATTTTCTAATAAAGTGTACAAACGCATTAATCTTTGAGTCCATCTATGTCTGTTTTAATTTCCTTAGCTCTACCTACTGCTCTTTTAAATGCGTGCCATAAGCCATAAGTATGCACCGCCCTGTAACTTTCATCTATGCTAAATATCTCAATGCTAATTAATATAAGTGCAATCACTTTGGTAAGCATTAAAGGCACAGAAAAGAAGGTAAGCATTATAGCATTTAAAATAAATTTGTCTATCAAGAAAAATAAAATTACCGTAACCTGGTACAGCATCATTTTTGATATTATAGCGGACAACCTACGGCTAGATATTTTCTCTTTTAATTTCTTTGCTTTCCACAATCCGAAAACTGTATCCAAGCAGATACAAAAACCTACTAAAAAAAGTAAGTTGGTAACAGGTAAAAAAAATGTCCACAAAACAGCAAGTAATTTAGGTAAGCTTGTGCGAATTGACGCTAGTAAAATGAACAGTTGAAGTCGCATTATATATGATTAACTATTGTATTAAGATAAGAGCCACCTTCAAGCTCTTCATTTGCAAATTTTCTACTAATAAATTGAATGTAAGGCATAGCAAAGAAATTAGTATCATCATAATTATAACCTAAAGACTCAGCAATATAAGCTAGTAAGCTCGTACTATCATCGGGACTATTTGGACCAACATAAAAACTAGCAATAGCTCTAAGGTTATCATTGGTAGGTCTATTACCTTGTGTTTTATCTCTCCATTCTGTTATTAAATCTACGCTCATAGTATAAGTATATTATTGTTATAACCGTTATCTCTTTGGAACCCACCACAGCTACCAATACAGGTACCTTGACAATTGCATCTATCAATCATTGGGCGTAAATCAGTATCTCTATTTGCAGGATCAGTAAAGCCAGGGAATAAATCTTTATTAGCTAGTAAATAATTGATTAATCTTTGTTCAAAGAAACTAGCTTTTTGTGCGTAGTGCTCCATTCCGAAAGCTACTTCGTTTCTACCTACTGACCCGCTGTAATCACCGCTTTGTGTTTGCAATCCTTTGTTCTTTAATTGGTAAGTCAAACCAAAGACAGCATCTTCTGCAGAACGCCACGCTATTACAGGTTGTATAAACCCCACTAAAATAGTTTCATTAGGGGTTAATGTCTGAGCATTGTAAGCTGTAAGCAATCCATTATAGAAAGTACTACCTAAGATAGGCTGTACTCTAAGTTGGGCCTGTGTAGCTATGTAAGGCGTTACGTCAGTTACATCTACATTGGCTGTAATGGGTGTGTTAGTCTTTAAGTAGGTTTCAGTTATAAAGTATAGCATTATATTACAGGTGTTGCAGTAACTACAGCAACAGCAGCTGCAGCACTTTGGGTTAAATCACCGCCTTCAATAGGAGGCAACGAGGCTAAAGCTCTCACTTCATTTATAGTCATTGTTTCAAGTACCTTAGTTGCTACTAAAGGACTCAAAGAGTTCAAAGCATCATTTGTCTTAGAGGTATCACCTTCTAATTGTACAATCGTTTCATTGATAATTTGAAAATTATTGATAGTGAATTCAGCAGAAAGCTTAGATATATGTAAAAGCTCATTGAAGATATCTTGAACCATACCACGCAAAGGCATTACTACATTTTTTTCAAAGATTACATAAGCTTGTTTAATGTCGCTACCACTTCCTAGACTTCCTGTAGTTCTCACACCCATTAATATAGGGTCAATTGTGTGACTAAAACAAATTTGTTCTGTGTTTAATTGTGAAGCTTCAGCAAAGAGCTTATCATTACCATTAGTAGGTAAGCTTTCAATTTTAGGCAGTTGTTCTGCTGAGTTAGCAAAGAACGCTACAGCTTTACCCGCATTGGCCGCACCTTTAAGCTTGTCAATTGTTCTTCTTAGTACTTCTTTTTCTTCTTCGCTTTGTGGTCGTTTAGGGAACATCATAGCAAAAGATGGGAACACGCTATTTTGAATGTTTGATTTTGCAAAGTACGAAAGCTCACCGCTCAAAAATGCAAAGTTTAAAGCACTTGAATATTGAGGTAACGAATAGTAATCTTGTCCAATACTTTCAATTTCATAGCAGTATAATTGCTCGCAGTCCTGGTTAGTAATGTGGTATCTTTTGATTTGTCTTACATCTATTCTAGAAGCCCAATCATCACAAATAAAATATGTTTTTTTATCTCTACCTACTCTTATCTTTTCAGGACTTAAATTTTCAATCTTAACTAGTTCACGCTTTTCGTTAAAGCAAAGTTTAAAATATACTCGGTTATGGATCACTAACTGCCTAGTTGTAGCCTTAACCATTTTATCTAGTTTTGTTTTACGCTCAAAAGTGTAAAGGTCTAGCTTCTGCTGTGGTGTTAAGTTCTCGGTTACAAGCTCAAAGCCACCACCAATTACAGCGTTTGTTTTGTAGTCACAAATAGCACCATGTAAGGGACTAGAATAGTACATTTGATTAAGAAGCTCTGGGTATAAGTTACCTTCACCAAAGGGTATGTAGTTAGCAACTGAAAATCTGCCGTTAACATAAGGTAAAGATAGGTTAGCACCGCCTACTTTTTGAAAGGGTGTACTAAAAGATTGATAACCTTCTACTACTTCTACTTTGTTTGCTTTAAAAATATCGTACCATGCCATAGTTATGCGTATATTGTATTAGTTACAGGACCACTTACTACCATTCTACCTTCTTCTATCACTATGCCTGTAGTGTCCTCAATTGTAACAGGTATAATTGTACTCTCATATACTTCATAAATGTACTGCCCTTTAGTTAAGGTGAGTTCTGTAGGCTCATCTATTAAAAATAAGTTATATCTATTGGTATAATCACTTGTATCTAGTGTAGTAAATAAGACCGGCACGCTTGTAGTGTCCATCTCATTAGTAAAGACAAACAAATAGTAAGGATTAACTAAAGTAGATACTTCGCTAAGTGTTAAAATTACCTTGTTTATTTCGCCTTGTTCTAAATAAATCATAACTATATTGTTATAAAAGTTCAATTTGTTTACAAATAAAAAACCCCGCCGTATAGGCAGGGTAATTTAATACAGTAATTCAGTAATTAAATAACTGCTTGTACAGCCGCATCGGTTACTGCATAACTCAAATACTCATTTTCAGAAAGTAGTGTAACGGAATATTTAGAACCATCTGCACGAGCTGTACCAGAACCTTCTCCAACACCTGTAACTTGTAGGTATGGGAAGTACCAATAAGTACCGTTAGCATCTAAAACAATAGCAGTCAAATATTGTTGACCTGAACCTAAGATTTTAATTGCATTAGACTTATCTTTGTCTCTTCGGTGAAACATCAAAGTAATAGTTTGAGTAACATAAGAAGAACCATTAATCAAATCAATAGCAGCCTCTTCTGTGAAACTACCTGTGTTTCTTTTGATTTGGAATTCAGTAAAGTTAGGAGCTAAAGCCTCTAAAGTAATTGCTGAAATCTCCCACGTTGAAGCAGAAGGATCAGTTGGGGTGATACTTGCAATATTGTCTTGTTGATTAATCCAAATACCGTAAATACCCCCGCTGTTGTTGTCGCACGATTTTACAATCGTTTCTAAAGCATCACAAGCCATAATTATAGGGTTTTAATAAAGGGGGTTGCCCCCCTTAAGGTTAGTTAATTAGTCGTTACAAACATTATAAAGTACAATCTCAGCACCGTTAACGTGAGTAAATCCTACTTTCATGTTAGCACGAGTTCTCAAATAAGGCTCAGCAACAGTATCGCTCATGTTAATAGCTTTCAACGCTTTAGAATCTCCTTCAGCATCAAATGCGTAAATTAAGTTATCTCTTAATGTTAATACCATTGTATCATCAGGCATACCCGGACAAACAACAACTTTGATACCTAAGTAAGTCAAACCTAAAGGTAGAGTAACATAAGTAGCAGTGTTTCCTGAAGCAGCTGCAAGCTCATAAGCATTGGCTACATTTGAAGAAACATAAAAACGAAGGTCTGCTTTTCTGCGAATAATTGCAGCAGGAGCTACATTAACTACACCCGCCATTTTAGTAAGTACGTTACCTAAGTTTACAGCTCCGAAACCACCGTCAATTACAGTAACATCAGCACAAAGACCTTTGATATATCCATCACACAAAGATACAGTACCTTCGCCTTCAGTATCACCTTGCCATCTAATCAATTCTAAGTCACCTTGAATTTTGTTAGCCATTTCGTTCCAGTAGTAATCCATGAAAGAAGCAACAGTGAAATCACCGTTAGATCCTTTAGCCATTTGCAAAGATACAAAAGACTGCTCTAGGTCAAATTGACAAATCTGAGCCATTGCACTTAAAGCACATACATCAATTTCGATAGCTCCTAATTCATCTGTAGGTGCAGTAAATGCACAAGTAGAAGTTTGTAAGATGTCACCGAATACTACATTAGATAATTTGGTTTTACTTTTTACACCTGGTAAAGTACGGTAGTTATCAACTACATCTTCAGTTAAATAAGCAGTCGAGTAGAATGCTTCAGGATTAGCAGCCAATAACGCTTCCGGCTGTACGTCCAAATCAAATTTTAATTTTCTCATTTTTGTTTTTATTTAGTTGTTTAATTTATTATACGCTTTAAATTTTTCGTGAACAGACAAAGCTACATTTTCGCTCATTGCCTCTTCCGTTGTTTCTGTAACCATTGCTTCTTCAAATTGGTTTTTCAAGTCTGCAATCATTGCTACTAATTGATTAACCTGCTCTTCGATAACAGGGTTAACGATAGCTAAAATCGCTTCTGCGTCTGCTGTTGGGTCAACCGCCATTTTCTCTTCTGCTGGTGCCTCAGTTTCTACTTCAGTTTCTTCAACTACTGTTTCAGCCATCTCTACTTCTTCAGTAGCGGCCACTTCTTCTACAGGTGCATCTTTAATTTCGATAACCTCACCGCCTTTTACGACATAGATTTTACCTTCAATTAAGTGTTCACCATCTGGTAATTTGTTCATACTATTTAGTTTTAATTGTTCCTTTAATTTAAGACCTAAAAACCCTTCAATTGAAAAGCCTACTTGATCATTCTCTACAAGCTTGTTGTAGTATTCAGTATCAGTAACTTGTGCCGTTACCATTAGCGTACCTGTTGGTACTTCAATACCATAAGTGCTGTAAGCTTTGTCTTGCTTCGGGTTGTCTACAATCCACGACTCTAGAATGTATGCAGGAACCGTTTGACTTTGATCGTGCTCTAAATTAAATAAGTCTTTGTTACGCATGTCCTGCATAAACTTACCATGTATAGCCTCAATCTCTGCAACAGAAAATTCAACCTCATACTCGAATCCATCATCATCACATCTGTAGATTTGCATTGGTATCATAGCGGGTGCTACAATTCTATACTTTAAATCATCTGCGTACTTCATTACCTTTACTTCGCTATTGAAAGCCATACCTTTAACCTTTATAGCGGGCATATTTGTAAAAGCTATTTGTTCAATTCCTAAGTCCTCACCATCTTCTGCATATTGCGGGTCGATAGTAATTTTATAAATTGGTAAATCTTTTGCCATGTCTATATTAATTTATTTATATATTTGTTAAAAAAAAGACTATGATAACAATTTTAGACAAAGAGTTACCAAACAGCGTAACTGAATTAAGCATTGCACAATTTGAGGCAATCACTACAATCAATGCCAATGAAGAGCTTGACCCTATCGAAAAGCATTTAAAGGTGTTTGAATATTTAGGTATACCTGAGAAAGATTTTCAAGACACTGACATTGATACCTTTATTGAGATGGTAAAAGACTTTAACGCTTTTGGCTCTAAAGATGATTTGGTACAAGTTACTGAGTTCGAGCTTGAAGGTTATAAGTATATTGGGGAGTTTAAGCTGTCAGTTCGTGACACTAAGCTAATTGAAAAGTGTGTAATCCTTAAAGCACCTGGTTATATTGCAGAAATTACGGCTATAATGTTTAAGCGTGAAGACTTAAGTAATACAGAGCACTACGCTGAGGCCCATTTGAAGCATAAAGCAAAGTTGTTTAAGGAGTTAAAAGCAAATGTTGCTATTCCTTACTTACATTTTATAGCACAAAAGATTAACCAACAAGCCAAAAATGAAACTACCCCAATCGTGGAGTGATATAACTGTAGAGCAGTTCATTGAATTAAGTACTTTAGACACTACATGCGGTTCCTATTCTTACAATAGTGAGGCGTTAAGTATACTTTGTGACATACCTTTAGAAGATATTGAAGATATAGATATTGAAGATATGTCCGACTTAATGTATGAGCTAGACTTTACTAAGTCACAGCCTAAGAATTCATTTAAAAATGAGCTTTTAGATTTGACTATTAAACCAATTGGTAAACTTACACTTTATGAGTACATAGACCTTGAACATTATTTCGCTAGTGACTATGTTAAGAACCTTGCAATTATTGCGGGCATAAGATATAAGCGTACTGAAGTAGATAAGTTCTCTAATCTCATCTATGAGCCTTACAGCTATAGTCCTAAAGATAGACAAGACTTATTTTTAGAGTTACCTGTTACTGAAGTGTACGGTCTTATCAATGAGTTCCTACAATTTAGAGATAACTTCCTTAAGACTTATGAAAATTTATTTAACCCTGAAGGTGAGGAAGATTTGACACCCGAAGAAAAGCTTGAGATGGACCCGGAAGAAGTAAAAGAAATTGAGCAAACTAAGAAGTCTACAAAATGGAGTTGGGAGTTAATGATCTATAATCTTTGTGGTGGTGACTTAACAAAATACGAAGCATTAGGGGAGTTACCCCTGGTGTTAGTGTTTAATATGTTAGGTATGAAAAAAGAGCTTAGCCTCTAAAAGTTAAAGTGCCTGTGAAGCTTCCACCTATTGGCTCAAATGAATAAGTAATTTTCTTTTGACTTTCTA